AATGAACAGTTAATTTTAGAAACAGATGATACGTTTGTTGCTGGGGATGTTATTATTGGAAGTGTGTCTGGATCTCAGGCCACAATTCTTAGGGAGGATTCCCCAGAATCTCAATTCTCTGTAGACTCATCTGCTCTGGTTGATAAAGGATTCCAAAGAAACACTGGATTTTTAAATGATGAATTGCAAAGAGTATCCGATAATGATTATTATCAAAATCTTTCGTATTCTATTAAATCTGAAGTACCATTATCTAAATGGGAAGATACGGTTGATTCCATTGCACATCCAGCTGGATTTAAGAGGTTCTCTGATTTAGTTATTGAATCTAAGTCAGAAACTAATGTTGGATTTGACACTGCACAGTTAGGTGAAGTTGATAGTAAATTAGATTTAATTTCAGATACTAATACAAATTGTCATTTTGACTTCGATTTAGTATCTGAAAACAATCTGATTATAGACGCAGATATTGCATCCGATGAAGTATTTTTCAATGGAAAACTAATTAAAGACTATTCAGAGTCTAGATCTAACAGAGCATTAACTATTGATGATGTTAGTACAGAATTTAATAGTGAACCAAGACCAACTAGATTTGAGTCTGCAAATCAATTTACTCTATCTGATGCGAGAGTTAGAAAGTATATTTCTTATATTAGAGATAAAAGATTTAAAGATGAAAGACAAATCTCAATTGTAACTCTTCTCCATGACGATTCTGTTGGATATCTTAATCAGTATGGAAGAGTTGATAGTGCTGGCATATTAGGATCTTTCGATTTTAGTGCCAGTGGTGCAACAGGAAGTTTAGATTTCTTCCCAATCAAATTTACTAGAAATGATTATTCTATAAATCTTTTATCTTTTGATCTGAAGGGAACTGCAACTGGAGTTGGAACAACTGCCTTTGGCGACTCTGTTGTTGCCATAACATCATCCATAACTCTCCCAGTTGGAACTGCATCCACAGTTGGTATTGTTACTATTCCAACAAGTCATCATAATAGTAGAGTTCTTTTAGAATTTAGTGCCACAGATGATAGTTTCTTTGAATTCCAAGAGCTAAGCGTTGTTTATAATGGAAGTGACTTAGACATTTTAGAATATGGAAATCTGACAGCAGAAACATTATTCCCTAAAGCAGGTGCAGGATTGGGAACATATGGCGCAGAGATAAATGGATCAAATATTGAGGTTAAGTTTACTCCAACAACTGGATTAACAACTGACTTTGTTTGTAATTCAATGAGAGTATCATTTGATCATACAAAAACTGGTGTGGGAACCGCAGACTTCCAAACAGCAAAAGTTAATAGTAATGTCACTTCAATTGGTGCAACTACCAATCCAGGATTGTCAACTGTTGCTTCATATGATTTTGATGAGTTTGGAGCAGCATATTATATTGTTAGTGTTAAAGATACAACCAATAATAGATATCAACTATCTGAAGTTGCTATTGCTTCAACTACAGGATCAGTTGATATCAGTGAATATGGGGTTATTTTCTCTGATGTTGGATTAGGAACGGTTGGTGCTGCAAATACAAATTCCAATGTTGAGTTGTATTTTTATCCAGAGCCCTCAATTGCTTGTAATGTGCAAGTTTATCAAAATGCAATGAG